ACACCGTCATCGGCTTCCTCGGCGCTGGTCAGTATACGCTGGAAGAGGCAAGCGCCATCGACACACCGCGCGGCATCCGGTCCACCCGGCCGATGGTCTTCGAGTTGGGCAGGGCGCTGGACACGCCGTCGGGCGGCGTCCGGCGGGAGAATGACATCGCCGAGAGCGGCGCGGCCCAGGACTTCATCGACGGCTTCACCCGCATCCCGAAGACGGTCATTGAGCAGGGCGCCGCGCGCGACGCCGAGATCGTGATGGGCTCGCTGGCCTACACCGAGCTGCTGGGCATGACGGCGCGCACCGTGCATCGCCACCCGGTGACCGGCGGCATCCTCGATGACGAGGCGATCCCGCTGCTGGACGACCAGGGGGTGTCGGTCTTCGAGGATAGCTGATGGCGCGCAAGCGGCCCGACTACCTCGTGAGGGTCCGGCGGCACGAGAACTTCGTCGGCGCGCAGCTCCGCAAGCTCAGCAACATCACCGGCGAGCTGATCAAGACCTGGGCGCGCGCGCACCCTGATGATCCGCTCAACCCGGCCAACCTGCCGCAGATCACCGAAGCGCTGGCGCGGCTCGAAGAGGCGGTCGGCCCGTGGGCGGACACCACCGCGACGCGGATGGCTGCGGAGGTCATGGGCAAGGAGGCGCGCGCCTGGATGCAGCAGTCCTCCGAGATCAGCGACGAGATCAAGCGCGAGCTGCGGAACGTGCCGGTCGGCGAGTGGCTGGCGGCGCTGGTGCGAGAGAACGCGGCGCAGATCAAATCCATCCCGCAGGAGGCCGCGCAACGGATCAGCGCCATCGTGCAACAGGGCCTCTCCGACCCGCAACGCTCGACGGTCTACGTCGATGAGATCATGCGCTCGGGCGAGGTCAGCCGGAGCCACGCGACGATGCTGGCCAGGACGATGGTCAGCTCCACGGCGTCGAGCATGGTCGAGGCGCGGGCGCGCAACGCTGGCTCGGAGGCGTACCGGTGGCAGACGATGGAGGATGGGGCCGTGCGGCCGGAGCATCGGGCGATGCAGGGCAAGATCGTGTTCTGGAACAACCCGCCGACGATCCAGGGCTACACCGCGCATGCGGGCCGCTTCGCCAACTGCCGCTGCTACCCCCAGCCGATCTGGCCCAGGCTTGGCTAGCGCAGCGCGCGGTCTTCAGATAGAGGCGCGCGATCATGGCGCGGATACTGGATCGCGCGAGCGACTTCTACACGACCGACGCGGTCGGCCGCACGCAGGAGATGACCCCCGAAGGGTTCCTCGTCTGTCGCGACGTGCCGGTCGCCAGGACGGGCTCGATGTTCTACGCGCCCGGCGAGCTGCAGGACGACGAAGGCAACTACCTGCAGCCTGGGCCGGACGGGATCATCACCGCCTACCGCGACGCCGACGAGGTCTTCCGCCCGGAGACCATCGCCAGCCTCAACGGCAAGTCCATCGTGGACGACCATCCGGAGGAGGATGTTCACCCTGGCAACTGGGGCGACCACACGGTCGGGGTCGTCCTAAACCCTCGCCGGGGCGAGGGGCCGATGGATCAGATGCTCCTCGCCGATTTCTTGGTCACCAAACAAGCCGGGATCGACGCGGTGCGGCGGGGCAAGAAGGAAGTGAGCTGCGGCTATGACGCGAGCTACGAGCAGACCGAGCCGGGGCAGGCGCGTCAGCGGAACATCATCTACAATCACGTCGCGCTGGTTGATCATGGGCGATGTGGTCCCCGGTGCGCCATAGGAGACGCCGACATGTCGAGCTTCACCGACAAGATCATGCGGATGGTGCGGGCGCGCGACGAGGCAGGCGTGGAGAGCGCGCTGCGGACGCTGGACCCCACGAGCGAGACCCCGGCTGAAGGGCCGGACCCGGCCGACAACGACCAGCATATCCACATCCACCTCCCCGGCGGCGCTGCTGCCGAGAAGCCCAACGGCGCGGGTGGCGGCCCGGCGGGCGCGGCTGGGCCGACCGAGAGCCAGGACGAGCCTGCGGAAGAGCAGGCGCCGCCCTGGTTCCAGAAGCACGCCCAGGCGACCGACGAGCGCTTCGGCAAGATCGAGGGCGCGCTCGCCAAGCTTGGCGGCGGCGCTGGCGCGGGCGAGGGGAACGGCGAGCACGACGAAGGCGGCGCGGTGCAGCAGCTCGATCCCGCCGAGCTGCAGAAGGAGCCGGACGGCACGCCCTCGAAGGACAACGAGCCCGACCCGACCGAGCTGACCCAGCCGGACCAGGGCGGCGAGGCGGGGCGCAAGGAGCCCAAGGACACCACCGACGCGCTCGGCAAGGGTCCGTTCGGCGCGAAGGCCCAGAAGGACGAGAAGGACAAGGGCTTCGGCAAGGGGCCGTTCGGCGGCAAGGTGATGGACTCGGCCGGGCTGCTGGCCGACTTCCGCGACACCGTCGCCAAGGCCGAGATCATCTGCCCCGGCACCCGCATGCCGACCTACGACGCGGCCGATCCGACCAACGCGACGTGCCTGCTGCGGCGTCGGGTCCTGGCCAAGGCGCTCCGCACCGACGACGCCAAAGCGGAGATCGTCCGCCGGGTGATGGGCGATGCCCCGAACCTCGTCGGCATGACGTGCGACGCGGTCACGGCCAGCTTCAACGCCGTCGCGGCGATGGCGGCCCAGCGCAACAACGGCATGATCTCCGGCGCCGCCACCTATGATCACCTGCCCCGGCCGGGCGACAGGGGGCCGCCGAGCAACGCCGAGCTGAACAAGCGCAATCGCGATTTCTGGAAGGACCGGGTGTAGGAGACCGACATGGCCCAACTTGGCAACGCCTTCATGTACCGGATGCCCGCAGGCATCCCTGGTGCGATCAACCGCCCGGACCAAGCGACCATCGAGCCGGTCGCCCTCAACCCGGCCAACCCGTTCACCGCCTACGGTCGGTTCGGCAAGACCGTGGCGGGCCTCTTCGTGCCGCTGGCGGGCGGCGACACCGTCGCGCTGATCACCGGCCTGCTGGTCCGGCCGTTCCCGATCCAGTCGAGTTCCTGGCCTGGGGCGGCGTTCCTCACCGGCGCGCCCATGAACCAGTTCGGGTCCATCGGCGACCGGGCGCGGCGCGGCTACTGCACCGTCCAGATGGGCTTCGGTGTCGCCACCAAGGACGCCCCGGTCTGGGTCTGCCTGACCGCGACCGCAGGCTCGGCGGTCGGCGACCTGGGCGATGCATCCATCGCGGCCAACGGAGCAGCGATCCCGAACTGCTTCTACACCGGCCCGTCCGACGCCACCAACCAATCGGCTGGCCCGCCGACGATCCAGGGCCAAGTCGAAATCGCCTACAACCTGTAGGAGGGCGCTATGCTCCACCGTCCGGCCAGCCACTTCGAGGCGGCAAGCTCCCTGGCCCTGCACGCCGGGACCGGCGGCCTCTGGGTCCCGAAGAAGCCCGCGCTCATCAGGGCGCGCACGCGCGACAACCTGATGACCTACGACGCGCGCACCATCGACTCGACGGGCGCGTTCCTGATCGGCGAACTGGAGCGCCTCGACCAGACGCTGCACGAGCCGCTGGTGTCGGTGTCGTGGTCGCGCGACATCGACCTTCGCGAAGACATCACCATCGCCGACGAGGTCTCCTCGTTCACGAACTCGACCTTCGCCTCGACCGGCGGCGTCAAGCCCGCTGGCAAGTCGTGGATCGGCAAGGACGCGAACGCCATCGCGGCCATGCAGCTCGACATCTCGAAGACCGCCTACCCGCTGACCCTGTGGGGCGAACAGGTCAGCTACACGATCCCCGAACTGGAGAGCGCGCAGAAGCTCGGCCGCCCGGTCGATGCCCAGAAGTACGAGGGCCTCAAGCTCAAGCACCAGATGGACACCGACGAACAGGTCTACACGGGCGACACTGATCTCGGGTACTTCGGCCTGACCAACTCGACCGTCATCAGCGCCAACAACATGGCGAACGGCGCGTCGAACGGCTCGCCGCACTGGTCAACGAAGACGCCGGACGACATCCTGGCGGACTTCAATACCGGGCTGACCACCGTCTGGCAGAACAGCGCGTGGGCCGTGCCGCCCACCGACGTGCTGATCCCACCGGCTCAGTTCGGCTTCATCGTCAGCCAGAAGGTCTCGACGGCGGGCAACATCTCCACGCTGAAGTACGTGCTGGAGAACAACATCACCACGCAGTCGGGCGGCAAGCTGCGGATCAGCCCGCTGAAGTGGCTGATCGGGCGCGGCGCGGGCGGCACCCCCGGCGTGCTGGGGACCGTCGATAGGATGGTCATCTACACCAAGGACCCGCTGCGGGTGCGCTTCCCGATGACCCCGCTGCAGCGCACGCCGCTGGAGTACCGGGCCATCTTCCAGACCACCACCTATTTCGGCCGCCTGGGCGTGGTCGAGTGGGTCTACCCGGAGACCGCCGCGTACTTCGACGGCCTCTAAATCGGAGGACACGATGACGAAGACCGTCGATATCGTTCGGCCGTTCACGCTGAACCTCGGCCTGCCGCAGCGCAACGAAGGCGAGAACGATCAGGACTACGCCAACCGCGTCGCCGCCTCCGGGCCGCGCGTCGTCAGCGTCGCCCAAGGCATCCAGCAGCTCCCCGACGAGGTCGCGAACCACTGGTTCACCAAGGCCAACTCGGTCGCCGGTCAGCTCGACCCGCACGAGTA